GCTGTATTTATTTGGATCAACGACAATATTTTCAAGCCAATTATAGATGCTTATAAGGCTGTATTTAATTGGATCAACGACAATATTTTCAAGCCAATTATCAACGCTTATAAGGCTGTATTTATTTGGATCAACGACAATATTTTCAAGCCAATTATAGATGCTTATAAGGCTGTATTTAATTGGATCAACGACAATATTTTCAAGCCAATTATCAACGCTTATAAGGCTGTATTTAATTGGATCAACGACAATATTTTCAAGCCAATTATCGATGCCTATATGACTGTATTCAATTGGATCAACGACAATATTTTCAAGCCATTCATCGATGGAATCATGAGCGTCTTCGTATGGATTAATGACAATATCATTGCGCCTATATCTGAAGCATTCATGGCGGTATTTGCCTTCATCGATGAAAAAGTAATTCAACCACTATTAAGCGTTGGGCAAAAAATAGCTCAACCGATTATCGATGCCTTTAAAGGGATCATGAGTATTTTTAACTCGATCGGCGATGCTCTTAAAAGCTTGTTCAAGCTAGACTTCAGCGGATTGAAAGAGGCAATGAGCGAGGTTTTTTCCAAGGGCGGTGAGCTCGTCAAGAATGCTTTCAAGGGTGTCGTCAATCCGATCATTCAAATGTTCAACGGTTTGATCGATCTGATGAATGCTCTCGTGATTCCTGGGGTAAGCTGGAGCGTCTCTGCCGGAAGGCTTGGATCTTGGTCTGGAACATTGTTCGACGACATTGATCTTTTACCAGGGACAATTAAGAGACTGCAAACTCTTGCAGACGGTGGAATTGTAAAATCAAACGGGAGTCCTATATCGGGATTCGGAACCGATACGGTCCCCGCGATGCTGACTCCCGGTGAATTCGTAATGAGCCGTCCTGCGGTTCAGACGATAGGGCTGGATAATCTCAGGGCAATGAACAACGGTTCCTCGCTCGGCGGATCGAATACGTATAATATGTCCTTTGAAATAAATGTTGATGCGAAAACGACCATGGACGAAGGCTACATCCGGGGAACACTCATACCGCGAATGAGCGAAGAACTGAAGAGAGCGTCGCTGGATGGTAAATTCGTTCTGAGCCAGAAAGGCATCCGATGATCAGCACTTTTTTCGGCTACCTCGAGACAGCCTATTTGACGGTTCCGTACCTTGCTGGTTTTGCGACCGGCGCGACGCAATCGCAAATGCAGCGGCAGATCATTGGATCGTTTTCGGTTAAAACTCAGCTTGCTGGTCGGATCGAAACTATCACCAGCATTCGCAGTCAACTTGACAGACGTATTGATTCTGGACTTGTGCCAATAAAGCAGCAACTTGACCGATCCATCGTATCGAGCAGTTCTGTCAGATCGCAAATGGATCGACAACCCGCTACTGCTAGCCCAATTCGCTCTCAGATCGATCGGACCACGGTCGGGCTATCATTGGTCCCATCTCAGCTCGATCGCCGTTTGACGGACGATTTTGCAATCCCCACACAGATCCAGCGCAAGCTTGAGAAGACTCGAGAGATTCCAACTCAGCTTGCTCGGTTCATCACGAATGGATCAAAGGTCACTGCTCAAGAAATGGGCAGAGGTCCTATCTCGCACCAATCATGCGGCGGCTATTTACTTAGCGCCTATTTGACGGAGCCGTACTTAGGACCATTTATCTGTGCTCACATGTACCAGCAGCTTGATCGCCGACTCGTCAAAACATCTGCAATAAACAGCCAGCTTGATCGCAAAATCGTCGATGCTTCCAAGATCACCAGATCACAGATGCAAAGGCAGATATACGATGACTTTGCGATCAGGTCGCAGCTCTTAAGAAGTTCGGCCTACAAACTCAATTCCCAACTTCTTTTCTCCATTTACAACACGACGAACCTCCGCATCCTCTGCGACTTCCCTTCGCGTGGAACCAGTGGAACAAACTGGACGGTTGTTGCTGGTGGAACCGCGAGTGGAGATAGGGGTGTTAATAACGTTAATACGGATATAGTAGAGCAAGTTTACCGGTCGCTAAATACGACTATAACTCTGCAATGCGATACTCAGATAAGCCAAGGTATTTTCAACGATACGCTTGCGATTCTGGGACACAATTTCACGACTTCGGCGGTCGTTACTTTGCAGGGATCGAATGATGTTGGATTCTCATCCATTCCCCTATCGGAAACGCTCTTCGTTGAAACTGAAAATATGTATTGGATCTCTGAATTTCTTCCTCTCAATTCCTATCGATATTGGCGATTACTGATCAATGACTCCACTAACCCAAATGGATTTATTGAGATCGGTACGATCGTCTTTGGCCCTTCGATCATTTTTAATGGCGAATGTTTTACCGATCAAGTAGTTCGAAGAAAAACGCATTTTGCGGATCGAATCCGAACCGAAGGATATTCATCGGTTAGTAATGACAGAGCTCTCAAGCGAGCGGTTGCTCTTTCCTTTAGGAAGCTGAACTACTTGCGAGAGAATTACTCTAGCCTTGTATCTGTAATCGATACCGCACGGACTTCGCTAAAATGCCTTTGGATTCCGACGCCTCAGTATGCGTCGCGGTTCGCTGTGTTCGGCAAGTTGAGCGAGATTCCTGTAGAGAATCACCAAGCAATTTCTGAGACAGCCGACTATATTGATATGGACGTCAATGTCGATGAGGCACTTTAATGAGCGGAAGCGATCGACGAAGCTATCTGACAGCAACGGTTCTCGACCAGACCTTGCTGAATAATTGCGCCGACAATTTTTCCACGCGGATCGAAATGGTCGTTGAAATAGAAAAGCCGGGAGGCGGATTCATTTATGCGAGCGATCGAAACAAATATGTAGGGAATACTTTTTACGAGGCCCTGCTTGTGTTTCCGACGATCGCGAGAACCGTTGGGGAATGGTTGTCTCCCACGCTGCAATTTTCGACGATCACTTTGGAGCTCTCCAATGCCGATGGGAGATTTAATACCTACCTTCCTGGGGGAGCTACTTACAACTCTTTCATCGGTCGGCAGATCCAGGTCAAGATAGGGATCGCTCAACAAGCATCGACATACTTCACAATTTTTAAAGGCAAGATAACAGAGGTAGGCGGATTCTCCAGGGGTACTTATTCGGTTACGTTTATCGCTCGAGATGACTACGAATTGCTTAATGTGGCATTTCCCAAGACCGCTTTAACAACGGGAGTATATCCGGATCTAGCCGATAATATAGCTGGCCAAATACTTCCGGTTATTTATGGCGATTGGACAGTGAATCTCGATCCAGATCCAGCAGTCATCCCAATCTATATTTTGAATGGCGGTTCAGCGAACGTTATAGGCGGATCACGAAACAATTTGCAGGTGAGGATAGCCGAGCATGATTTATCTTACTTTGATCCTAATAATGTTTATTTCCAGAAGTCTGACGTATTTTTTCTAGTCGATCAATTAGACATAGTGAACATTAACGTCAACAACAACTATTTTGAAATAAAGCAGAATTCAAAAAACTGGACCGAAGGAAACAATAAATATTTCTTCGAAAAAGACGATAAATTTCTAGTCCGTGTCAAGGGAAAAGACCTTGGAGCATACGACGACAATATCGTATGGCAGGCTAGAGATATTCTGATCACGCAAGGGCTCGCTCTGTCCGGAGACTTCGACGCGAATTGGGCGACGTTCAGAGACAAGGCTAGCCCCCCGCAATCGGCAATATCGACGATCAAGAGCCGTATCTGGGAGAATGAACCGAAGCCAGTGATGGAGTTTGCCCTATCGCTTTTGGAACAGGTCAGGCTTGAAGCTTTCGTCGATGAAAACCTGAAACTAAAGATTAATAGTCTGCACTTTGAAAATTGGAATGCCTCCCCTTCTTTCACGGTTAAAAATTGGGATGTGGTCGAGAAAAGCCTTAAGCCGAAAACCGATGAGAGAAACAATTTTAACCGTGCGCAAGCTACCTTTGATTTTAACCCGAACCGTAATGAACAGGCTCGGAGCTCGAGCATATACAACAATGCTGCAAGCTTTACTCAAATAGGCCGGTTCATTTCAAAGCGGATCGAGTTTCCGAACCTTTATATCCTTTCCGACGTTCAATATCAGCTCATAGAAATCCTAAGAATTTCTTCGTCTCTTTTTGAAATTGTCGAATGCTCTTTAACGTGGCGTGCTTTACTATTAGATGTTGGAGATTTTGTCTTTTTGAATATTGAGATAGGATCGGTGATATATGAGAATGTACCGGCAATGATAAGATCGAAGGGATATGATCCAGCAGGCATTCAAATTCCGGTCACATTATGGTGCATGCAACTTCTCCCTTTCCCTGGCTATACTCCAGGATATTCTGGTACAGTGGGCGGATATAATCAAAGTATAACTCAAGAATAGAGGGTAGTAATGGCTATAAAACTAATATAGGATAAAAAAAATATTAGGATTATAGCCATGAACAAAAAAAGATCTTATCCAGAGTATCGAGTATGGGCAGGAATGTGGACAAGATGCACAAATGAGAAAGAGTCTTGTTTTAAATATTACGGAGGACGTGGAATAAAAGTTTGCGACAGATGGAAATCATTTGAAAATTTTTATTTGGATATGGGGCCACGGCCTGAAGGTTTTGAGATTGATCGACGAAATAATGACGGAAATTATGAGCCAGAAAATTGTCGATGGGTAAGCAAAAAACAAAATGCTCAAAATAAAAGTAATAACCATTTCATAGAATATAATGGAGAAATAAAAACTCTTTCAGAATGGGCTACAATCACAGGTATAATTTATCCTACAATTTTATACAGATTAAAACTTAAGTGGACAGTAGCTCAAGCTTTGGGTTTTGAAGAAAAAAAATGGGACAGAAGTCATAAGAGAGTCCTATTTGAATATAAAGGTCAAAAAAAATATCTGACTGAATGGTCAGAAATTCTTGGTATTAAAAGAAGCACCTTAGCACAACGAATTTATGTTTGTGGCTGGGATATAGAAAAAGCATTCACTAAAGGAGCAAAAAATTGAGCGTAACATTGACATTATCCGAAACGATTACTGGGGCGAACGTATCCGACACATTGGCGGGGGGGAGCACAGGATTGGACCTTGGACAGGTAACTAATGGCCAGTACGCCCCTTTGACGCTGCAATCAGCGAACACTGGACATCAAGATATTTTTATTCGCCACGATGCTGTGGTCGATCCTGTGACCGATGTGAAATTCTACCTTGCTACGTTTTCTGGCACCTATGGCGGAGCGAATAGCTCGGGTGCAGATTTCACCACAATCGGCGCCTACGGTGCTGCCGACACTGGAGCGACAGCGAATAATGCTGATGGCCTATCCCGCGGAATTCGTATCGACATGTCGTGGGATGTTGCAACGGCTTCTCAGTTTGCCTTCACACGCGAGGCGACTGGACAGATGCGAATATTCGGAAAAGACTATAGCGGCCTCGATGGTCTCTCACTCGGAGATGCTCATAGCATGCACGTCGATGCGGCGTCCTACTGGAACGGATCAAGCGAAGTTGACGCTAGCGCACCCGTCACAGGAAAGATCGGAAAAGCTTCCGATACTGTTCTCGGCAACCGTGGTCATATCCGGATGCGCGGCTATCTGCATACTGCAGCCGTCGATGGCGGAATTATTCAGTGGGATACTGTGGCCAGTTTTGCGTACTCGGCGTAATCATTGATCTTTTTCGTATTTTGTTTAAATGATTTTATGTTGAGGATAGAGTTTTCCAAATTTTGGAGAACTTTTATGCCCAGCAAATTTTACGTTTATCACCATGTTTCTTTTGACGGACTTTTTCAATATATAGGAAAGGGATGCGGTAATAGAGCATGGAGAAAAGACGGTCGATCAGTAATTTGGCGACAGAGTTTTCGTGATAACTATAGTGTACATATGTTACACGAAAATTTAGATGAGCAAACCTCATTTGAGCTTGAAAGACGAGAAATTTCGACTCGAAAACTAGATCATAATTGTATTCTGATAAATGTATGCGCTGGAGGATATGGGGGAGACACTCGAAACTGGGATGAGCATTCCAGAAAAAGACTCTCAGAAATGAGGAAAGGTTCTGGTTCTTATTGGTTTGGTAAAAATAGGAATCGTGAAACTGTGGAAAAGGGTGAGAAGACCAAGAGAGAACGTGGAAGCCATACGCGTTATTGGACAGGTAAAACACGCGATCCAGAACTGATTAAAAAGCTTGTCGAAGCGTCACATACACCAGAAGCGATAGCCAAATCTGTAGCAACAAGATCTTTGGATAATTTCGGCTGGAATAATGCAGATGAAAGAAGAAACAATCTTTCAGAAAAAATGAACGGTTATGACTTCGGCCCTGAACACGGAGAAAAGATCAGTAAAGCCAAAAAAGGCAAGCCAAACGGTCTTCTAGGTCGTAAGATATCCGAAGAAACAAAGGCTAAAATGTCAGAGGCTGCAATTGGTCGAGTTTACGGAAAAGAAATCACAGATAAGGCCAAAGCTACGAAGCTCGCTCGCGGTAATATGACATTGAAAGCGAGAGCTGTCCGGTGTAAAGAAACCGGAGAAATTTTCAGGTGTGCAAAGGAGGTATCTTTGAAACTTTTTGAAGGAAAAGGGGAAAAGGTAATACAACAATGCTGCACAGGATCTAAGCCGTCATACAGGGGTTATCGTTTTGAATATGCACTATGAGCCCACGAAAACCCTTCGTGAGAGTCCAGGTGATCGGTGGATGTTTCGATGGGGATTTGAATTTGTCAATCGGCCCACGAAGGTCGGTGGGTGGTTGCCAGCTTCCCGAATCGAAGACATGGCTTCGACGGTCAACAAAGACGGTTTACTTTGGGCTTACATCGAAGGAAAGCACTGGACCTTTAGAGAGCGATCAAAAATCTTTGTCCGAGTCGCCGGACCAGATTTCGTAAACTTTGAGCATCTTGCAGTGCTTATAAATCAGGCCAATGGTCGATCGATAAATCATGTTTATGGCATGAGGATTCAGGCTCGGAATGAAGTCATTAATTGTTATGAGGACGGGAGCGTAGTTCATGAACCTAGACAACTCGGAAACGATTATCTCTACCCTGAATGGACAAGGACTTGAAGTCTTTGAATATCCAGACGGCGGCATGGATGAAATTGCTGCTCCAGGATTTTATTACAATTGGCAAACGGCTAGCATCGAGCATTGGTCGCTCCCGTGCGATTATAATAACGTCATGCGATCTCATTTTTCGAATAAAAATGGGATCATTCAAGATGGCTTCCAATCTGTGCTTCCTTTTGAGGACATCATGGATCTGTCAGACAAGATTAAAAATTGGAATGAGCACCTTATACGGTATGGAGTAGTTTAAATGACTATCGTCGGACGTTCCCAGATCGACCATCCAGCTCTAGGCACGGCTGGCGGAAGTGCATTGCATGCTTCGATCGAAACAATTTACACGAATATCGGGAATCATTTAGCAGCTCGATATGATACTGCTGCATCGATTGCAAATAGTGCTGTGACAACTTTTACCCACAATTTCGGAGTGCAGTTTGCAGATCTTAAGGTTCTGCTTTATACCGGGACGCATCCGAACCTTGTGCGCGTCGCCGATCCAGTGGCTTCCGGCTGGACGATTGTGGCGACTTCTGGATTCCTCAAGACCAAAATCGACGTGACCGCTCCGGCTTCGGGCGGCCCTCACACATTTGCAGTCATTACCATGCAATCGAGGGGAGCTGAAAAGCTTGCGGATCTGGATGACATTAATCCAGCGGTTCCGATCGATGGTCAATTTTTCATTTACGACACAGCAACAAGTAAATGGATCGCGAACTACCTCAAATATAAAACCGAATCAACTTCGATCGCAAGCAACACGCTAACGCCTCCCACGGGAGCGAATATCCAGCGCATTACGAGCGGTGCTGCAGACTTGCAAATGGTCGCATCGCCAATCAATGGCAAGCTTTACGTCATTATCAACGAAACTGGATCTTCGATTCAGGTTAAAAATGATACGGGTGCAACGGCAGCAAACCGTATCTATACCGGTACTGGAGCCGATTTCACGCTCAAAAATCAGGCTGCTATCAGTTTGATTTACAACTCTGGTCTGAGTCGCTGGGTGCTTTCGGGTGGAGGCGGAGGCGGTGGGCTTGCGCCTTTACCTGCTTCGGCAACGGTTAACCCTGCAGTGGCCGGGACTCACTATCTGACTAACACTTCGGGCGGTGCATTTACTGCGACGCTTCCAGCTGGCATTGCGGGCAGTGTAATTGGTTTTAGCGATGCCAATGAAACATGGGATACGTTTCAATTGACTATCGCTCCCGCGACTGGTGAAAAAATAGACAATCTCGCGACCAACGAATCTTTGGTTTGCGACGTCAAAAGAGGATGGGTAGAGCTCAGCTGGAATTCAGTGCTCTCGAGCTGGTCTCTGAAGTCTGTAAACTCGATTCAATATAACGCTCAAACCGGTTCTTTTAGGGCTGTGACCGCTGCAGACTCGCTGACCTTAGCTGACTATTATATCTCAGCTTCCGGAGCTGCAAACTATGCTATCACGCTTCCCAGCGCGGCAGCGGCAGGAGCTGGCAGAATTTTCGTAATCAAGTCTCTGATGAACACAGGTATCCTTTTGAATATTTCCACGGTTTCCAGTCAGACAATTGACGGGGTAAACCCTGGAGTAACTCCGAGAACGATTGCAAGATTTGAATCGATTCAGCTCATGAGCAACGGCACAGGATGGGAGATTTTCTAAATGGCATTTCTTAACTTTGTTCCTTCCGGTGTTGTCTTTCCATTCGCGGGTGCAACTGCTCCCGATGGCTGGCTCTTATGTAACGGTTCAGCAGTTTCAAGATCTGTTTATGCTACTCTATTTAGCACCATTTCATCGGCTCATGGTTCGGGAGATGGCTCGACCACGTTCAACCTTCCCGATTATCGTGGACGAATCTTGCGCGGAGTCGATGGCGGTATTGCTCGAGATCCAGATAGAGCAGGGAGAACCGCCTCGAATGCAGGGGGAAATACTGGGGATAATGTCGGGAGCGTGCAAACGGATTGTATTCAAGGGCATATACATTTATCGCCTGTTCCTGCTGCCGGTGCTAACGCAGCGTCTATTGCGACAACTCCTAACTCTTTTTTCGGCTCGCAATCTACAGGTGGACCAATTACAGACGGAAGCAATGGAACACCGAGAATTAGCAGCGAAACCCGTCCAATAAATGCATACGTTAACTACATCATTAAAATTTGAGGTCAATATGCAAACGATTTCCTTGGTAGCAGGCGAATATCTCAGATCAGAAGCTGGCACTCATGTCATAGACGAACATGGATTCGCAACGAAAGCAGAAGTTGATACCGATGTGGACGTAGAAGATGCAGTCTATGCAGCTGTGTGGGCGAATATCCAAGCCGACAGAACTTTTCGCGGTGTTGATCCAGAGACTGGACTGCCTCCCGATCCAGAGTAATTTTAAAAAATAAGGAGGCACAACTATGGCGACAAGATTTCAATTGGGAACGATA